AAATTGACCTGATAGCTGCCGACCCCTAGATCGCCAATTGTGGAAACGTTCCCAGAGCCTCGGGTCGGGCTGACGCTAGTCCCGTCGAAATTCACCCACGCGCGCGTGCCGTAGGCTACGGCGGCGGAACCGTAGCCGGAGTTGAAGGACAGCGTGTTGGCGATCGACGTGTCGCCCGTGGCGCTGATCGTGATGCGCGTCGCGTTGTTGGTTCGAATTTGATACGGATGGTTAGACGCCGCGCCAGCAAGCACGACAGACGAGCCGCAATACAGAAACGACTCGATCCCGTTGGTTGCATCGCGAACAACGAGGGACGTTGCGCCGTTGGTTGCAACATAGGCCGCAGGCCCCGTCGTTACGATGCCCGTGTTGTTGCCGCCGCCAACGTGTAGCGGATAGCTTGGGCTTGCGTTTTGGACACCGACGTTCTGCGTTGCGTCAACGGCAACCGCAACGGTTCCGTTGGTCGAAAAGCGCACCTGGTTGTTAGCCGGGAAGTACATGCCGGTGTCCGTGTCGGACCCCGTGAACGCTGGAGCCGTCGCGGTCGTTCCGGTCGCGCGAACGGCACCGGCGAACGATGCAACTCCAGCCGGGTCGATCGTGAGGCGCACAACAGGGAGGGCGTCCGTCGTCTGCGCCGTCGCGAAGGTTAGCTGACCGGAGATCTGGTCGCCGCCCGCGTTGGCTGGCGCGGTGCATGAGATGTTTGCAACGGCGCGGTCCGTTGTGCCTCTAGCTTGCCACTGGACGACACCGATCGTGTCGAGCGCATTGACCGCTGCCGGTGCCGCTCTTGTACCTCGCGAGCGGCTCAACCGCACGAACGGCGCAAATCCGGCAACCGAGTTGTTGTAGGTGTACGAGCTGACAATCGACACGGTATCGCCGCTGGCGCGCACCTCGCCAGTGACCGCTGCGTATGCCTCGATCGTGGCCGCCGGGTTCGTGTTGCCGAACCCCGTCAACCCGCCCGCGATGATGCGCGCGGCCTCGACGCCGCCGCGTTGCAGCACGAGGTCATGCGCGGTCGTCGTGCCGACGATAGCGCTTGTGCCGTCTGCCGCGAGCGTGACGGCCCGCGTGCCGTCATCCGCCGTGAAACGCGAGTTGCTGCCGAGCGTGCAGAATGCACCGACGGGGCTTGCCGTTGCGACGGTGTTGCCGCCGACCTGAAAGGTCGTTACGGGCGATGTTTGCAGGATACCGACGCGGCTGCCGGTGTCCACGAGCGATCCCGTCGTGATTGCACTAGTGCCGCTCCACACGGCCACGTAAGGCGACGAGCCGCTGCCGCTGATGCCGCCGCCGCCGCCGCCGCTGCTAGGGGGGTAAATGATGTTAGGTGCGCTCATGGTGAACCTTAAACCTGTACTGCCGTGAGGATGACGCCAGGGGTGCGAGGGACGGTGGGAGTCCCGGTAGTCGCCGCGAGCGTCTCGATAGTTACTGCAACATTTTCTGCCGAGAACATCAACGAGATGTAATCGCTGGCAGACATTGACATGACGAAGTTGACGGTGCCAAGGACATGGCCGTCCGTTGAACCGTGCTTGCCAGTCACACTGAACCGGCTGTTCGAGTCAGGCACGTCATCGGCGCTCGTCGTCCCGTTCTTACGCAGCCAAAGCTGCGCGTCGTACATGGTCGCCGAGGTGTTCTTGAACTGCACGCTGAACGTGACCGAGTAGACGCCCGCCGAAGCGAACGTCACCCGGTCGCCGGACGTGATGCTGACGCCGCTGTTGGCGGGATCGGATTGCCCGATGGCAACCGCAATCGTGCCGCCCGCAGAAGGGACGCCCTGGCTCGCGGTAATGTCCCAAAACGAGCCCCAACGTCCCGTGACGTGCCCCGATGTCGTCGTAACGATTTGAGGCGCTCCCATGGGCGCTCAGGTCGCCAGGATGGCTGCTACGAGCGACCCGCTGCCAGCCAGCCAGACCTTCGTAGCGTCGGTGTTGTCGAGGCGCAGGCTGCCACCTGCGGCGATGGCGATGGCGTTCGCTACGCTGCGGGCCGTGGCAATCGATGGGTCCGTGCCGTCCGCGTCCTTGAAGGTGCTGACGTAGAGCGTCGCGCTCGCGTCGCGGTTCTGGATGAGCAGCCCTTGGACGTAATCGTACGGGTTTTGGTTGCCCGACGACGACGTGCCCGTTTGGCCCTTCCAACGAAGTACCGGGAGGCCGGCGGCCAAGCCGTTAGCCCCAACAGCGGAGCCGCTAACGCCGCTCTCAAGCTGTTGCCAGGTCGTAGTCACCGTCACCGCGTACTGTCGTACGCCATTCGCAATTGCGCTTCCAGTCCTCATCGTATTACCCTTTCACTACAGTGTTCAGTCTAAGAGTGTTTACTGGATGCCTTTAGCACTACCAGAAAATGCCTTGGCTGCGTTCTGAAACGCGCTAGGAGCGCCCTTCGCGATGTTCTTCACGTCGCTCGACGGGTGGAGCGCCCGAAGGCGAGCGCCTCCGCCTCCGCCGACGCTCTTGCGCGTAGCGGTCTTCACGTTGCGAAGCGTTTGCAGCATGTCTTCGCGACCACGGAGCTGCTCGCTCTCGCTGATGCGCGCCTGGAGGTTGTCGCCGAGCTTCTGGAGGAACTCCTGGCCCTGCGGACCGAGCGAGTTAATGGCATCAGCCGCCACGCTTGCGCCGAGCCCGCCGTTCAGGATTGCCTGCACGCCGTACACCTGCGGGTCGAGGATGGCGCGGGCGAAGATGGTGTAGTTCTTCTCCTGCTCGTTGAGCGCCTTGCCGGTCGGGATACCCTTCGGCAGCGCCGACGCGAGCGCGTTGAGTTGGTTGTCGAAGAACTCGACGGACTTCTGCTGCTCCTCTGGGGTGAGACCAGAGGTGGCATCGGCAATCTGCCGCTTCGCCTTGTCGCGCGTTGCCTCAAGCTCTCGAACCGCGCGAGACATGGACGTGTAGTCTTCTGGCTTGGCGTCCGTGAGCTTCGTGGCGCTCATGCCGAGCAGCATGGGGCGGCGCGCGTTGACGATGATGTCCGCAGCCTCGGTCGCGGCGGCAGTCGGGTTCTTCCGCAGGCTTGTCGAGAGCTTGCCCGCCATATCCGCGATGATGCCCTCGCCGCGCGTGTTGTACAGATGGCGCAGGCCAACCGTCGTGACGAAGAACTTGGTGGCGGCAAGCGGGTGGCCGACAGCGGCGAAGCCGAGCGCGAACTGTGAGAGCAGGTCTCGCCCGATGGGAGAGGTGGTCGTGGCTTTCGAGAGAACCTTGTTGGCTCCCTCCGCCATGATCTTCGACATTTCGTAGCGAACGTCGTTCTCGGCAAGGCGAGCTGCTGCTCCTGGCTCAGCGGCCTCGACGGCGTCTGCAAGAGCGCGCTTAAGGCCACCGTACATCGCAGCCTGAGCCTCGGTGAACTTGCCACCTTCGCCCTGGCGTCCACGGAAGATTTCGCCGATGCGAGACTGAAGCTCGCGCAGCGTGCCGACAGAGTGCTGGCCCTGGTAGTCACGCATCGCAGCAATCTCAGGGGCCACGGACTCAAGGCCGCGCTGCGGCGCTCCAGCAACAGCCCTCGCCTCGGTGTCGGCGATGATGCGATCGATGATGGACCGGTCAACCGGAGCTGCCCGCACCGCATCCGTGAAGATGGTGTCGTACTCCTTGCCGTAGAATCGCTCGACAGCGTCAGCGAACGCCTTCTTGCGGTCAGGCGTGAGCTGGCCAAACTTGAGCGACGTGTTCTCAGGGATGCTCTGAAGGAACGCATCGTCGGGGAACGCAGCCTTGAGCTTGGACACGTCGTCAAGCTCGCCCTTGATGAACTTGACGAACGCGTCGGTGCCCTGTTGCTCAATCTCAGGAATTGCGAACTTGTTGTTGAGCCGCGTAACCTGGTCGCGCGACAGGTCGAAGGAGCGAGCGATATGCTGCTTCTCGATGGTCGAAGCGCCAGCCGCAATCCGCTCAATCAGACCAGCCTCGCGAGCGCCGGTCGCAAGCGCCTGTGCGCCCTTCGCCGCTACCTTGCCACCGAGCATCAGCCCAGCCGGGATGGCTGCACCGAGAGCGCCTGCGCCGAGGATAGCGCCCATGCCGCCCTGGCTCTCGCCCGTAGCCTGCCGACGCGCCTCCTCAGAGGCCCCGTAAAGGCCGCCTTGCGCCGACATGGACGCAAGGCCAGGCGGGAGCGTCAACCCTCCGCCTTGAGGCACTGGAGCGGCAGCGATTGGAGCTGCCGGCTCCGGCGTAAGACGCGGCCCAGCGTCGGGCAGCTCCGCGAATTCTGCTTCGAGGGCGCCTTCTCGCGCCGCCGTGGGCGCAAGTGGCCGTTCTCCAGCGAGAGCGAGCGGCCCCGGCTCGGGTCCAACATACTCCGGCGCACCGCCGCCCATGCGGAGACGCTCGCGGGCTTGCTCTGCTTCAGCCGCCGCACGCTCTCCGAGCTTCAGCTCTGGAGCGGCGGCTCCCACCTTGCCAACAACCATGTTTGGCGCTTTTTTCTCAAGCGATTCCGCAAGAAGCTGCGTATGGCTTTTGCCAGCAACGTCTCGGCCAAACGACGTAGCTTCAACGCGCTCTCCAAAAAACTTGCGAGCCAGTTCTTCGCCAAGCTCGGCATCGGCCTTCGTCGCTCCGTGCATCACGATATTGTCAAAGTTCGTGATGAGTCTAGCTCCGCTGCCTGGAACCTTTACCTGCCCGTTGTATTTGGCTTTGCGCAGGGCTTTAAGAAAGCCAGTAACATCTTCGCCAGACAAGGACAGTGGATCGCCTAGCGTAACGTACGCCTTGTCCCTAGCCGCTCCAGCCGCCGGACTAACATCCTTGCCGACGCGGAAGTTTGTCCACATCGAGTCTCCACCAGCGGCCTTAATACCAGCAGGCTTCTCCTTGGCAATCTTGAGCCACGTCGACTCCATCTGGTCCGCCCACTTACGGCCAGCCTCAGCGCCCCCAGAAGCGTTGAATCTTTCAACCATCTCAGCGCGAGAAAGGCCACGCATTGACGGCCTTGCGGTCAGCGCGGCGTACGCATCAACCCCTTCTGGGAGACCATTCGCCGCATAGTAATCGGCAAGCTGCTCCTGCGTCATGCCCGCTACGCCTTCAACCGCCGTCGGTTTTGCCGATGGCACACGATACTTCGTGGCCTCGGCAGCACGCTCCGCTTGAGCCCCAAGCGCCTCCGCCTCCGGCCCCTCGTACTTGGCGAGCTGGAAGTCATACTCGTCAAGCTGCTGGGCAAGCGCGTCGCGCTCCTCGCGAAGTCCTTTTACAGCTTTCTTAGCCCCCTTCGCCTTAGAGCCAAGCGTCGACTGAATCGTACGGTCAAGCTCACCAATGCGCTCGGCGGTGTCCGAGCGTCCAAGGCGCAGGTCCGTCGTCACCCGCGACTCAAACGGCGGCGCTTGGTACGTCAGCGGGCTTTCTGGGGCAGCAACGGGCTCACGGCCAGCCGGAGGCAGTGCGCGAGGAGGCTGAGCTTCTCTTGCGGCAAAACCAGCTCCCGCCTGCGGCTCTGCTCCAGCAACACGACCACCAAGGCGAAGTGGGGCGGCTTCTGCCGTAGGCCCAGCGCCAAGCATCGGCGTGGCGCGCTCGGCTTCGTACACCCCCTCCATGACGCGCGGAGCCGCAGCCGACTCCGCAGCGCGAGCCGCAGCCCCCGCCTCCTGAGCCACTCTAGCGCCTTTAGACCCAAGCCGAAGGGCCTTGCCTGCAAGGGCAAACGGGTCAACCGCAAGCGAGGCGATCTCACCCGCAGCCGTCACGCCCGGACGGCCAAGCTCAATCTGCTTGCTGTACTCCGCAAACTCCGGACTGAGCGCCGATGCGAGAGCGGGCACGGTGCCGAGCGTGAGGCCCTTCACGCCGCCGTACGCGAGCGCCTGAGCTGCTCCGCCGAGACCACCGAATCGCTCCTCGGCCTGACCCCGCTCAACGTCCTCGTCGTTCACAAAGAGCAGCCGGTCTCGGTACTTCGCTGCGTCGGCCGCAGAGATGTACTTGAGCTGGCCATCGGCGCGCACGGGCACGCCACGGTTCTTTGGGAAGAGGAACTTGCCGCTATCGACCGCCGCGTTGACCGCGTTCGGCTCAAAGTCGACGAGCGACTTGGTCTCTTTATCGAGGAGCTTGACGGTCATTTTACGGGCTTCCCTTCACGAGTGACGGCCTGGAGCGCGGGGGCGTCCTTGGGCTGCGAACCGTACATCGAGTAGAGCTGGGAGCGAAGGAACAGTCGAGCGTCGGACCCCACGCCAAGACCGGCCCCAATCTCAATCTCCTTGGCTTCGTCGGCGACGCGACGGTTTTCGTTCTTCATCATCACATCGACAGCCGCAGGCGTCGTGTACTTCTCCGGGTCGTACAGCGTACGCTCGCCAGCGGTGACGTTCGCGCCAGCCTGCGACCGGATGCGCGGGCCGATGTAGTTGCTGTATGCCGTGATGTACTTGCGAGCGCCGTCAGAGAGACCCTCAAGCGCGATATTGGAAAGCATCGACGCTACGGTGCCACGGTCCTTGTCCTCGGCGACGGAGCGCCAGAACTGGCCAATGGCCCCACGCGCCTCTGCGGCTGCGTTCGGGTATGACTCTACGACCTTGCGGAGGTCCTGGAGGCCGCGCGTGCGGACGTAAAGCCCCTTGTCGCGGGCCGTCTTCAGCGCCTCGTTGACCTGGCCCTGCTCCTTATCCGAGATGCCGGATACCGCCAGGGCTTGCGCCTGCTGCGCAGCAAGCCGACGCTCCTGGGCTGCGAACGATGCCGCCTGAGCGCGAGCCTGGTTGCGCGATGCGACGTTAGCCGTCTCAATAGCCTGCTCGTCCTTGCCGTACTGGGCAAGGATGGTCGACTTGGCTTGCGAGATGACCCCGCGGACCTTTGCGTCCGTAACCTTCTGCTCAAGAAGGGCAAGCTGCCCAGCGTACGCGAGCACCTGCTGACGAGCGAGCGCCTCCGCGCCCTGGCGCTCGTTGCCAACCATCTGGATGGCGTCCATGAGGCCGTTGCGGCGCACCTCGTAGCCTTGGAGCATACGGCGGTAGTCGTTCTCTTGGAGCGAGATGTCCTGGGCGACACGGTCTCGGATGAGGCCAAGGACCGCGTTAGTCCCAGCCTTGCCCTGCATCGCTTCTCCGACGTTGCTAAACACGTTGGCCAGGCCCAGAGCGAACGTAGCCGCAGCGCGCTGGCCGCCCTGTCCGAAGACGCGGTTCGGGTCAATCTTGAACTCGTCAATCTTCTTGGCGATGTCGCCCGTGACGCGCTTCTGCTCAAGGCCAATGTCTTCGAGTCGCTTCGAGCGGCCCTCTTCAGCCGTCACCGCCTTCTGCTGCCGACCGGCCTCCTGCTGCATCAACGCGGCGCGTCGTGGGTCTTGCTGAAACGCAGCCGTCTCACGCTCCACGTCTTCAACGCCAGAGAGCCCGGTCTCGTAGGCTGTGCGCAGGCGATCGTTGAGCTTCAGTTGTTCTGGCGTGTAGCCTCCGCCGCCTCCGCCAGCCATGGCCGCAGAGTATGCCCTGGCTCCCGCCTGACGGCGGCGCTCAAGCTCCCCTTGCGCCGAAGCGAACTCATCTTCCTCAGCAGGCTCCGTAGGCCCTCCCGCGCCCTCGGTGCCCATCTGCGGGACCGCTGGCTTCGCGAAGCGTTGCTCGTAGTCGGTCACGGTGGGAGCGACGGCATTGACGCCACCTCCGGTCATTGCGGTAGCGGATGGGGCTGCCCGCAATTCGCGAGGCAATCCCTGGTTCGGCAGGGTTGTAAACTGAACAGGCGGGAGGCCAAACGGCATGGAGACGGAGTCGAATCGCGCCTCTGCCGACTCGGGTTGCGCCGCTTGCGCTCGGCGCTGCTCCGCAAGGACCGCCCTATTGCGCTCGTCGTCTGTCATCTGGTCGAAGTCACCCATGGTATCCTCTTAGTACACAGGCCCGCGAGTGTTTTTGCTCGGGTACCCGTAGCCAGGAGAGGCGGGGGGCCGTACGCGGCTCATCGCGTTGCTGACAAAACCGCCCTGGCCATAACGCTGCTGCTGAAGATTAGAGAACTCCAATGCCGCTACATCTGGCTGTTCGAGTAGGTTCCCGACAGCCCCGCCAGCCACCATGCTCGGACCCGCCCCAAGGCGGAGGTTGGTCGATGGCGCACCCGTGTCAAACCCAAGCGCTCGTGCAGCCTGGGTGCTTGAGACTCCGGGCGACGGCCTTGGCGCAGCAGCCACGGGCGCAGCCGCAGGAGCGGCGGTCTGAGCCTGCGAGGTCGTTGCGGTCTCGATGGCAGGCTTTGCGGTCTCCGCCGTCTTCTTGGCCGCGTCCTCCGCGCCCATCAGCATACCCTGCCCCGCAATTGCACCAGCGCCAGAGACGCCAGCCCCGACGATGCGCTGCATGTACTCGCGGTTTTGTCGGCCAGAGGCAGCCTGCTGAGCAGCCGACGCCATCTGCATCTGCGCGAGCGCGTTGCGGGCAGACTCCATCTCCTGCGCGCGCGTCTGAGCGGCAATAGCGCCCTGCTGGGCCATGACTTCCGGGGCTGCCTGCATGGCCGTCCGCAAGTTGCCCGCACGCTGCTGCACGCTACCGCGCTGCGCAAGGCTTTGGAGGGCCTGCTGCGTGCGCTGCTGCTGCGCGATGGCGGCAAGCTGTGCGGGCGACGCCGTGCGGCCTTCGGCCTGCGCCGTAAGTCGGTCGAGCGCCTGCTGGCGAAGCTGCTCAGCCTGGCGCTCCTCCTCACTTGGCTGGTCGAGCCCGAAAAGCGAGCCAATACCCTTTGCGACAACAGGAGAGAGCGCAGACACACCGGCTGCGACGCCGATAGAAAGTGGATCGATTGCCATGGATTCTCCTAATGCTTCGCCCCTGGAGTGATACGCTTGTCAAGGCCAGCCTTCAAGCCAACAACGATGGACATGTTAGAGAAAGCGGTGCCGTACCCGTGAGAGAGTGAGTAGATGTCTGCCGGCGCAATCTCCTGAAAGCCGACCGATACCTTCTGGCCCTTCTGCTCCTTGACGTGAACCTCGTAGACTTCCCGGTTCTGGTCAGCGTAGACGGCGGCGGCCTCAGCCTCCGTCCATTGAGCGAGCTGAAAGCCATTGTTCGGGCCAGTCAGCGCATAGTCGGTGAACGCCCCGACTAGCATACCGTGCGGGTTGCGAGACTGCGGAGCGCCCGTGCTCTTGGTTGGGATAGGGCTGCCGATGAGGCGCACTCGCTTCACCCGCTGATACCCCTGCACGTTGTTGAGGGCGATGGGGGCGGTGGTCCCAGCCATCAAAACGTACTTGCGGCCTTCTGGGGTCACGTCGAAGAACTTGCTCTCGGTCTGTTGGTACACGACCGCCTGAACCGGCTGGACGCCAAGCGGGTCGTCCCAGTTAATCGCAAAGTACACGTTGTTGTCCATGATGGTCATAGGCAACGTCGGAGGCGCGTCCGCATCAGCGTCGACGACATGCTTCGACCACACGTCCGTCGTGTAGTTGTATACTGCGAAGACGATGCTCGTGACGTTGTACGGGTCACGGAGGGCGAACCAAACCTCGGTGTCCTTGGCGTTGTGAATCGCGCTCGTGATCTCCGTGTACACGGAGAGCGTATCGTCGAGCTTGAGGCCCACAGGCGTGATGCTCATGTCGCGAGCGAGCAGCTCGATGGTACGTTCGCTCTTGAAGAAAACGCCCACGGGCGTTTCGATGACGCTGCGGTGGTCGACGCACCCGATACCGTGCGGCATACGCACAGGCGTCCCTAGCGTGTTGGAGACGTAGCCACGGTTGACGGAGCTGCCCGTGTCGTCAGGCATGTCGCCAGGCACGAGCCACGTCATGCCGCGCTTGAAGATGATGAGCAGCGACTCAAGCGACGCGAGCCCGGTAACGGCCCCGCCATCCTCAATCTGAATGGTCAGGGCATCATTAAACTGCGGAGCATCAGTCGGCGACAGCTCCTTCGAGAACCACACGACCGTTGCGTCGTCCGCCCCGCCAACGACAAGCCGGTTCTGGTGGACCGTCATACAGAGCGCGGATGGAGGCGCGACGTTATCGAGTCCGCCACCGACAGTGTAGAGCACCGGTTGCGAAAGGATGCCGTTGTACTCGCCTTGCGGGCCGTCGAAGCATGTAAGGTTGCTGGCAATCAACCCGTATGGGTTGTCGCCTGGAGCCCCAGCGTTAGAGCCAGAGTACGGGATGACGCCTCGCGTTGCGTTTCGACTGATGGTGAAGTCGTTCTTAAACTCGCTCATGAAGTTCGAGAACGGAACCTTGTAGAATACAGTCGCGAACGGTTCCGCCGTGAAATACGGCTGCAAGACTGTACGTTTGGAATCTGTTGCGGCAGTCTTGAGCCGATTGGTCAGTTCAAGACGAGGGACGAAAAAGCCGTACCGATATTCGTCAACATCAACATCCGGGTTGGTTAGCAAAACGCCGCCCACAGACCGCTCCGTGTAACGGATCGCAGAGCAGATTGAGAATGTTACGGCCTGGCTTGGGGCGCTCCTTACCACGCGGCCGGTGCCGTCGATGGCCTCGTAGCACCAGCGGGCAAGGAAGTCGCCGTTCGCGACAAGCGGGTTGTATACCGAATTTAGGTAGTTGCTCGTGTCAGGCGATGTCCTAGGTACCCAAAGCGCCAGCCGGAGGGGACTGACGGAGTACGGAATTTTCGTACAGAACCCAGACTGATAGCGCCCATAGTAGTGTGAAGAGCCAGCTTGTGAGAGACCTACGCCGTTGTTGTACTTACTACCTGACACCTGCATTAGCCGGGGATCGGCGTAGATAGACTGGTAGTCGCCTGTCGGGTCTCCGCCCCACTGCGTCGATATTGTTGCCCAGGGAATACGCTGCGTAACAGGCTGGGCTACGCCGTCGCCTTCAGACTTGTTTTTGAGTCCCGCTTCGTACGCGAACCACGGCCTTGAGATGTTGCTCAGCGCATATCCGCTCCCAGCTCCGTAGAACGAATACGCGGAGATGGCTGAGTCAATCGGGTATGGCGACGAGAAGGCCCTTGTAAACAGGTTCGTAGGGTCTGGCGGATACGCGATGCTCGTCAGGTCTCGCTGCGGCCAGAGGAGCGAGACCACCTCGTTGCAAGACGAGCCATCGAACGTAGACACGATGCCGCCGTTGACGACAGAGTAGTCGCCCCAGTTTTTAATGGTGCGCCAGTCTGACGCGGCGCGCGTGTACTGAAGCGCGTGAACCTCGTTAGTGCCATCGCCCTGGCCCTGCCGGATGGCCCCAAGGCAAAGCATGTCTCCGTATGACGTGAAGCGAGGGCAGTTAATCGGGACCGCCGCGATTCTAGGCATATTCATTGACTCGACGAATATACCCTTGTTGTCAGTGTACACGACTCCGCTCGACGTTTGGATAGGCAAACTGTCAATGGGGTCAAGGAGCGTCTGTACTTCGGACCCGCCGTCAGTGAACGACACAAAAAACGCACTTCTTTGGAAGTCATCGCCAGATGGCATCAACACGCAGCCAAGACGGTTTTGGCCAAGCTGCACTAGCCCGCCCACCATCCGCCACGGCCCACCAGCAGCGCACCATATTGGAGTAGCTGGGCTGCTCCCTCCAGTCCCGTAAGCGTTCAGGTCGTGCCTCGTGTCGGAAGCAAACTCCCATGGGTATACCTCGAAGTAATTGCTCCTGGCGAAAGGGCTCACATAGCCAAGTGGGGCGTCTCCGTTTGGCCCGCTGAACGTGGCAGCGGATGTGGATGAAACGGCAAGCACAACCTCAGAGCCAGAGATGGCAACGTCCCACCGATGCACGCACTGCTCTACGCCGATGTCAGTCTCTACGACCGATTGCGAAGTGGGCTGCGTGTTGAGCCCGATGTCTTCAAAAACGTAAGCGCCGGAGACGAGGCCAGTGGCGTTGTTAAAGTCGTCATACACTTGAATGGTGTTGGCAGGGACACCGAGCGGCGCAGCCCATGGCCCTGCGTATGGAGTGCCACCAGTCTCAAGTAGGATAATGTCGACAAGCGCTGGTGCGCCGAGCGCGTTCCCAGCGCCTTCGCCGCTATACAGGTCGACCTCAGTAGGGATGCCTGTTGGCCCAAACGCGACAAGCGCCAAGCACCTAACTCCAGCCCCGGTGTTCAGACGACAATACTGCACCGTGTTGGCAAGCGTAACTGACACCACTCCGGGGGCTCCCCCTAGCTGCACGCGCGTTATGTTGCGCTGGTCGAACGCAGCCTCTCCAACGCTAATGGCCCCAGGCACGCATGGCTGCGAGACTTTAACGATGTTGGTAGACGGGTAAAGATGCTCTGGTGACGGGTAAAGCCCTGACGCAAGAATGGTCGCGTTCGACTGGTTCCCCTTGTAGACGGCCGGAAGCTGGTAGACCGCCCCGCCAACGCCAGGAGAAGCGATGTTTGCCTGGTACGTCTGAACCGATCCGTCCGCGAATCGAGCAGTCACAGTTGTGACCTGGGATGTCTGGGCTCCGTAGTTCGCGACCTCAAGCACCGTCCCAGTCGAACTCGTGGTCCCGCTGTACTTGGACTGGTACTGCGACGCCGTCGAGAACAGAGAAAAGCTGTCTTCGGTTTGGAACGCGGCGCGATGAAGCCATGCGAACTGGTCCGCCGTCATCGAAATGGAAGATGACGAGCAGTCGGCAACGGCTGCCACGAACTTCCCATCGAGATAGTTCGGGGCTGCGTTCATCTCATAGATGGTTCGCACGGCCACTGCTACGGAGGCTGTCACTGGGTCCGGGCTTGCTTCGAGCACCACGCCACGAGGCGTATACCGCGACCAGTCGTTGACGCTGTACGGAGTAACGCCACTGGCGTTCGTATTAGCCAGGACTCCGCCTGGCATCGTGTACAAAGTAGAGAAGTTGCCAGTTGATATGTCGAATTCGACGAGTCTCAACGAGACGTCGGATGACGATGGCGCATTGTCGTTCTGGCAGAACGCCAGAAGAAAGTATCTCTGCCCCGTTACACCAGTGATGTCGAAGGCCCGCCAATACGGGCGACCCGTGAACGGCGTCAGAAGGGTGCGAGTAGTAGAGACGGACCAGTCTTCTGCGTTAACGAAGAACGCTTCGATGACTGCGTAGTCCCTTCTAAACGCGACGACCCAGTTTCTTGTATTCCCTGCCGTCCCGAGGCACTTCGTCATACGAAGATCGCAGGCGCGGCTCGTAGGCCCGCCAGACGCATCAAGCACTCGCGCGGGAGGCAGCACGAAGGAGCCGTCGTTGACGCGCTGCACCGCGACGTAGACGCCGTGCGTCCCATTCGGTTGCGACGAGATGGCCCGGTCGTTGGTAAGGTCTTGACCGTTTCGGACGCCAAGAACCCACACCGTGCAACGGTATGCACCAGCGTCGTCGAGCATCGACTCGACCTCGATGACCTCGCCGCCAGTCGCGTCAATCGGATGCAGCGTACCGTAGCAGGACGGCAAGCGGTTCACGTCTCGGAAGCCGTGCGTCGCGTCGGAACCCACATACTCGAACAGCGTGTTGTCGGACGCAAGAAGGAGCCTGGAGCCGTCTTTGCCACTGTTGACGCCCAGCGCCTCGATGTTGGGCGAGATGGGTCCAGAAGAAGCCCCAAACGAGTCTGCTGGGACGCCAGGTACGCCATACTTCTCAAGGTACTGAAAGCCCTCGCGCTTCTCGACACGGCCCGTCTTGCGCACGACCGCGTTCTCAAGTGCCGCCATGCCCGGAGGCTGGAGTTGGTCGGGGTCCGTGTACTCGTCGATGCCGCCGACGAACGGCACTTGAATCACTTGGTCGCGAGTCGGCATCAGAAAATCTCCAGATTCAGGCGCACGGGAGTCTTCACGTCATCCCCGTTCGAATCCTTCGGAGCGATGTAGCGAAGACGCATGATCTTTTGCCCTAGTGGGCCAGGAACTTCAACCACTTGCAGGTTCGGAGCAGCATATGGGGCGCTGCTCGCGTTGGGCGTGTCGGTCACGACCTTGGCGATGTTGAAGCCAGCCGCGTTACGGCCAAGTCCATGCGGGATGTCGACAATCTGGCCAGGCTTGAACGTGATACCCTGGTCAGGCGTTTGCTTTGACAAGGAGCTAACGAGCTGCTTGGGCGGTGGCTGCTGCCGGAGGCTCTTCGTGACCTGCGCAAGCGACTCCTGCACCGCGTTGGCCAGCGGGTCTTTGGCGTCGCGAGCAAGGAACTGAGACGGCTTGTCCTGCTTCGGCATCGCACCCTCCTGTTATCGTCGCGGGAATCCCGCAGACCACGGCCACATGCCGGAGTTGTAGCTCACGTCCGTAATCCGCTTAGACTGACCGGCATCACGGTTCTGCGCAACGGTCATCACTCGTGCCCAGATGCGGGCAGCCTGGCGTTCGAGCTGCGACGTGTCGCTCTCTTCCTTCGCGAGGAGCTTCGTCGCCGCGTCAATCACTACCCATTCCTCCCAGCCGGAGCGGCCATCAATCGAGTCGGCGTCTATCGTTAGGTACTTCGGGTTAGGGTAATACCAAACACGCAGGTTAGTGATGCCGTTCGAGTTGTTCGGGATGATCTCGATGGCGTCGTTCTGCGAGACCGGGTCTTGGATGACGCGGTACGCGATGATGGGGTAGTACGGCGTCAGCGCAGGCGTCGCCGAGTAGATGTTGCGCTCTTCCCAGTTGAACCTGGGCAGGTTGACCGTGCAGTTGTCGGAGTAAATCGCATCTACACCGCGAACTTGGTAAACGTCGGTCGCCAGACCGCCAGACGAGGCGGTGCGTGTACCAAACTGGAAGATGCCACCTGAAGTCGCCGATGGGATGTCGACGTACTTCAGGTAGTAGTCCTCGCCGGTTGCGAGAAGCTGGTCGTACATGTGCGCCCAGCTCTCGTTGATGCAGCGGTCGACTTCTGCGTTCGTGACGAAGGCAGAGTTCACCATGTCCGCACGCTGTCGTACCTCCTCGCGGAGTTGAGCGAGTGTTCTCATGCGAGCCATGGTGAACCCTTATCCTTTCAGTCGTCTTCGTACTCGTCGCCACACATTGAGGCAAGCGCCTCGAACGCCATGGCTCCGCCCTCGTCATCGCCGGACTGGAACGCCTTCCGCATCTTGCGGAACAGCTTCACCTTGTCAGGCGAAGGACCGTCCGACTCCATCTTGGACGAGGAGGGGCCTTCCTCCTCGTCCATACCGCCGCCCTTGCCCTTGCCGAGCATGGCGATGAGCAGGCCTTTGCCCTTCATCAGACCGTTACCTCGGTATCGGTCGAGATGATCTGGAACGCGAAGCCGTCACCACTCGACGGGGTAGCCGACGAGCCAGTCAAGTCAGCAACGTTCGGGGTTCCGGACGTGACGTTCTTGAGCGTGGTGAAGTTCGCGTAGGTCTGCCCACCGTAGCGGTAGCCAACGGTGAAGAAGGTGTTGCCGGGCTTCACCATGGGCGTCGCCAGGCCAGCCACCGTCGAGAACACGCGGCCCGCGTAGATGACCGAGAAGTTACCGGTGACGACGGTCGTGAGAGTCCCACCAGTAATGACCGGGTTCGGGGTCAGCGTAAACGCGCTCGTGATGGCCGGAGAGCCCGAGTAGAGCGCGTCCGCCGGCAGGTTGTAGGTGATGACGCTCGTACCGTAGTTCGAGCCAACCGCCGTACCAGCCGTCGTCGCCGGATTGACCGTGACGGTCGAGATGACGTTGCCCGCCACCACGACACGCGCGATCATGCCCTGGCCACTCGTGCTGTTGATCGGAACGAAGTACGTCCCGTTCGTCAGACCAGACGTGCCCGAGATGGACCCAGAGGTCCAGAAGAGCGAGCCGACCGCCACGTTCATCGTCGCAGCAGCGGTGTAGTTCGTGCCAGGCGCCGTGACCGTAACGGCCGTAACGGCCGTACTGGTAAGCGTCAGCGAGCAGAACCCATCGGTGCCATTCGCTGTCGTGATCGGGACGTTCGTGTACGTCCCGGTAACGCCACCGACAATGACGGGGCTGCTGCCAAGCGTGACCGAGAGAACGCCACGGCCGACCGTGAAGTTCTTCCCGACGCCGACAGCGGGAACGCCGCTTCCGTCGACCGTGAGCGTACCCACAGTCGACGTGAAGCCAGGAACATTGGTCCGCAACTGGGACCGAAGTGCAGTACCTTGCATGGCCTTTTCCTTTCTAGGCTGGGCCTATCAGGCACCCCAGTTGTAGACGTAGCCGTTCGAGCCGGGGTTGTCGCAGCCGAGCTGGTAGTACGAGGCGAAGCGCGCCTGGTACTGGTCCTCGTTGGTGAGGCGGAGGAAGTTCACGCCGTCCCAGTCGACGAGCTGGAACATGCCGCCAGGAGCCGTGGAGAGGCTCCACGACGGGAGGTTGAGCATGTACGCCTCGCCACGCGGGCAGAAGGGGTCTTCCACGAACGGGATGGGGCCGTTCTGGCCGATGAACACTACCGACTGAAAATTGAGGTTCTGCTTCGGGTCTTGCGCCGGGATGCGGATAACGTCAGAGAGCGCCGACTTCTTGAGGTTGGCGATGTCGAGCGTGTTGGCCGCAATGGCCGTGGGGTAGCCCATGCCTTGAAAGAGGATGTTGCTCTCAAGGGTTTGGAGGGCCTCGACCATGTTGAGACCAGAGCCGTTGAGGACCGAGCCGCCGAGGCGGACCTTGTCGCTCGAACGGTTGAGGCCGAAGAGCGTGTTGCCGTAGGGCGGCGTGCCAATGAGGCTGCCCGAAATCCACTGCTTGATACCGGCCATCGAGCGAGCGTTGGTGTCGTAGCTCGTCGCGCCAGCGCTGTAGTTGATACCGTCGCCGTCGCGGACGATGATAGCGCTAGCCGGCCAGTTCGCGGTCGTGTCCAGCGTAAGAGTAGCCGAGCCAGCCGCGAGGTCGCGCGTGACCGCAGTGACCTTACGAACCATGTTCGCGGAGCTGAAAGTGGTAGCCGCAAGGCCGGTCGCGAAATCGACGTACGAAGCGCCGAAGTCCTCCGCCGTGTACATCGTGATGTACATGCCCTCTTCAAAGTTGGCAATGTCCGCCGACGTGGCAAGCGTAACGGTCGAAACCAAGCCACCCGCAGCCGCGCTCACCGCACCGATACGGCCAGTGCCGGAGCCGTACAGGAGGCGGCCGGCGCTGTTCTGCATACCGCGAACGACGCTCTCCGTGCGGTTGCGCCACACGTTCACGAGCGAGCCGGGGTCAACCGCCGTACGCATGACTTCGCCAGAGACCTGCGCGAAGCCGTAGTGCTGCACGCGGAACAGCTCGAAGCGCTTGTAAACCTCGGCGCTGTCGGCGTGCGAGAACGCGCGGGCGAAGTCCGCACCAAAGCCTTGCGGGTTGGTGGTCTGGAGCGCGAGAACCTTCTTCTCACCCGTGAAGTCTTGAACAACCGGAATCTTCTGGAGAAGAGCCTGCTTGTTGTACGAGAGGTTCGGGACGCCCTTCTTGTAGAGGAGCTTGAGGACTGCGTTGATTGCGGTGACGTTGCTGGAGATAGGCATGACTGTTCCTTAGTTTGCTGACTTGTGCATCTCTTGACGGGCCACCTCGATGAGCATGGCCGTCTGCTCGTCCCGGCTCATGTCATAGAGATTCTTTGGACCCCCGAGTCGCGTTTCCGATGCAGACGCCTGGGAGGGCGACCGGGGTTTGGAAGTTGCTGGCGCGGGCTGCGCAGACGCCTTGGCCGCGCTCTTGCCCTTGATGGCACCCAGCTTCTTCCCGTACTTTTGCTCAAGAAACCACGCGATGTCCTCGTCGCCGAGTTCATCCGGGTCTCCGCCACGCGACAAGAACTCACGGGCAACGCCTTCCGCCTCACGAACGAGTGCGTACGGGTCATCCGAGAACCACTCGTAGAGCGAAGGGTAGTCTTCGCTCGTGATCATCGAGCAAAACTCCTGCTGTTCGCGCAGGGTCTCGGCTTCCTCGTGCTTTTGCCGCGCCGCGTGCTCCGCTTCCTGCTGCTGGCGCTCGAAAGCGTCAATCTTGGCCTGAAGCGCCTGCATCTGGGCAAGCATCTTCGACTGCGGCGTGTTCTCCTCAAGCGCAGCCTGGGTAAACTCGTCCAGGTTGATGCCCAAATCCTGCAAAGCCGTCAGCGGGGAGGTCTTGAGCTTCGCCTTGAAGCCATCCACGTCGAACTGAGAGACCTGCGGGGCGCGCTCAGCCTGCATCTGTTGATATTCACGCAAGCGCTCCGCCATATCGGCTTGGCGACGAGCCTCCGCCTTGGCGTGCTTGGCCGCACGGGCCTTTTCCATGCGGCTTCGGATGACTTCACGAGGGTCGATGTCATCGTCGGCAGCCTGGACGGGCTTGGCTTTGGCCGGCTTGGCCTGAGCGGCCTCCTCTTCGGCGGTCTCACTGCCATCGGCGAGGTCTTCGAGGGCATCTGCGGCCACGCGGGCAGGCGTAGCCTCTGCATCGTCCATCGCCGAGCGCGCGGCAGCAACCAAATCAGCGTGTGCAACGGGCTCAGCCGAGCCCTCACCCGTATCCACAGCCTCAGAACCAGTGAAATCGCTCATGCTACACTCCCATAGAGGCAGGGTTGGGCGGAGCAGCGCCCTCCCCGGCCATTGGGGCGGCAACCTGAGCCATCTCACCGGTCTGCTCACCAGTGGGAGGCGCTTGCGGGACTGGAGCCGCCTGCTCCGGTGCCTGCATAGCGGCGATGATAGCCGCGCACTCTTCGATGTACTGGGCGACAAGGTCCAGCTTCTTCTGCGGAACTTTGTCGACCATGCACTTGGCGATAAAGAGCTTGGCTCGCTCTTGCGCCATCAGTGGGTCGATGTACTGAGACGGCGCAACGTAGCGACGCGACTCAACCATCTCGTAGAGTTGCATGTCGACGGCGTCGCGCGGGGCGTTCGCGAGGTCTTCCTCGGCGTCGATGTCTGGCATGTCGAGCAGGCGACGAAGCGTCGGCTTGTCGGCGAGGCCAAACTGGGCCATGGAGAGAATCTGCTCGAACTTGGCAGACGGCTGCCGCGAGAGGTTCGAGATGGGGTACATGCGCAAGCGGTACTCGCGCTGGTCCATGCGCACCTCCGACCAAGACAGCTCCTCAAGGGTGCTCTTGGTGGGGCGGGCGACGGCCACGTCGATGTCGGCAGCCAACATGCTTTCGGCTTCCGCGATGAAGAGCTTGGCCACGTCGAGGGCGAACTGCTCGTGCAGCTTGTGAAAGACGTGCAGGCGCTCCGACTCAAAGTCCTCGTAGACCTGGAGAGCCTTGCCCGAAGCTGCTCGGAGACCCGCAGGAAGCTCCGAGTTGGCGCTCATGTTCGACAGACCGAGGCCCTGGTTAATCTCCTGCGGGATGCTGGAGCGATAGGCGTAGGTCTGCGGGTTCACCGGGTCAGGGTTGAACGTCATCGGAGGCGAGCCACCGGGCAGGTACTCGATGATGGTGCCGATGCCGTTGTCGAGCGACACGGTCTTGCCGAGGGTGCCGGCTTGCATGATGATATGCGAGCCGCCCATGATGTTGTGCGCCTGCTGGAGCTTGTGAGAGAGCCGGTTGTGCTCCTCTTGCGCAGGGCCAAACTCGAACACGGCAGACGACCCCCAGAAGCCAACGAGCGGTACGTTGCGGCGCTGGAAGGCAAAGGGGAACGTGTCGCGCGTCCACTTCTCGCGAAGCAGCGTAGCGTTCTCGATGCAGACGATGTGCTCGCCGTCATCGGCACCAGGGCCAGACGGCAGGTGCCAGGCTTCGTAGACGTAGACCAGGTCCGAGCCAGAGTTGATGACGAACTGAGCCATCTCCGTGTCGGTGGGGTTCGACACGTCTTGGATGCTGGAGCGGCGGAAGGAGCGAGAGCCTACGAGGCCATCGCCTTCGCTATCCCCGTAGAGATGCATGACGACGTTGCGGTCGATGAGATGCCGCTGGATGAGGTTACGCGGCTGGCCGTAGCGCGCCTCGGCATCCGAGACGAACAGGTCGAGCATCGGGACGACTTCGAGCTGAAGCTGCCCGTTGTTGGACGTGACCTTGGCGCAGCCAGTACCATCGACGAGCGTACCCAGGTCGACGCTCATCGACTTGGTGTAGAAGTTCGTGTCCTCGAAGGCACCCTCGACGAAGCGAGAGAGCTTCTCGGCACGGCGGCGCTGCATGTAGTCGCCGCCGCTCGTGACCGCGTAGGGAAGCGTCTTGACCCGGCTAATCTTGGCAGCCAGCGTGTCGATGCTGTTCTTCAGGTTGTTGATGCTGAAGCGACGGTCGATGGTTGCATCCGGGGCCATTCCGTACGCAGACAAGTCCACGCCGTAGATTTGCTGGCAACGGCGCACACTTTCGCGGCGTGCCTGCTGGCTGTCGAGCGTACCCTTAACTCGCTCAACGACGGCCAGGTGAGGATCGCTACGGTCCTTGTCGAACCACTGTTGCGCCTGCTCGGAATAGTCCATCGAGCATACTGATTTACCTATTTCGTACTACCGTCAATAACTTTTTCATAAGCATCACCACTCGCTTAGAAGAAGCCATCAAAGGAAGGACTTGGAATTTGCTTAACCTCTCTATCAAGAGAGAGAGAAGCAAAAAACTTTTACCTTAGCTCAGGAGAAGGCCCTGGAGGAGCTGCCGCTGGAGGCGCTTCATCAACGCAGGGCGTTCGTGAACTGTACCCTCGGTATCACGTTTTTGAGTGACAGTCAACTACCAGGAGTAGCCCCAACCATCTTGAGGTTTCGACCTGTCGATGATGCGTTTGAGGATGCTGCGCTCCTCCTCGCCCATCTTGGCAAGCTCGCCTTGGGCCTCCTTCACGTCATCCTCGTTCTGCCAGTAGCGAGCGAGGGCCATGGCAAGGCAGGGGGCGTAGTCGCAGTGGCGGCCGTCTGAGGTGCGCGGGAGGTTGATGCTAGCGCCGCTGCCCTTGAGCACCTTCTTCACGCGGCCAAGGTCAGACCTGAGCAGCGGGTCTGCGGGAATCTCGACCATGCCCTGCTCGAACATGGTCTTGATGGCGAGGAACTTCGAGAGCTTCTCTCGTTCGTTCCAGGCATGGACGATGAGCACGAGCTTCTGCTGAGCAGCCAGGTCTCTGAGGGCGTCGCCGTAGTACTGGTCTGAGTCGAGCACCGACACCCGGTAAGCTCGGCAAAGCCTCGCCACTTCCTCCAGGATGGCCCCAGGACGCAGCGGGGCAGCAGCCGAGCCTACCCACTGCTTGCTCAGCACCACCCGCCTCTTATCGCCCTCCTGGCAGGCAATGATGAGGGTCCATGCGTTGCCTCGCGTAGCAGGGTCGATGGCCGCCGAGTACTGCACCCCAGGCTTGGGAGGGTCGATAAGCGGAGCTGGACGGGTAGCCGCATCGAGCGAGTCTTGGCTCAGGAGAGACTCTTCAGGCTGGGCAAACTCCGCAGCCACATCGGTACGGAACGCCTGCGGGTCTTTCTCCTCCGCCTCCCGCACCGCCTGCGGGGTCCACAGCACCGGGTTCAAGTCCCAACCAGGAGCCTTGACCACCACGATGTTCCTTGACGGTGCCCCGTAATACTCTTTCACTACCGTATACGCAGGCCCAAAGGGTGCCCATGGGGAGCCAATGCTCACCACCTGGCTGCCAGGGCAGATACGGAAGAGAACGGCCTTCCGCATGTCGTCCCAGTTCACCACCGCTTCCCCCTCCCCGAGCATGCGAGGAAACTCGTCAAAGATGGCTCCAGCACTCCAGCGAGCCACAAGCGTCTGACCACTCCTCGACCCGGCTACCACCTTAATCTGTACGGGGCGACCAGAGGGATGCCGCAACACTAGCTCGTCCGTCGTCGGGTCTTCCATCACCAAGCCCTTAAGTACAGGGCTCGACATCACACGCCCAACAATGTGCCCGAAGATAACCTCGGCCAAGTCCTTGTTGATGCTGACGATGCTCACCCTGGGCACCTCCCCAGGCCCAAGGTGCTCAAGCGCACATACCTGCGTCCAATGCACCGCCATGCAAGCAGCCATCAAGCTCTTGCCACAACGAATAGCACTCAGGATGGCCATCTCCTTCGGCTTGCCCTCAAACCGTGGCTCCATCCCGCCAAACGCCCTCACCACCGCAGGATGCCCCCACAGCTCTCCAAGCTCCCTCCCGTCCGCACACCGCATGATGGCCCTCTGCACCACACTCGCCGTCGTCAGCCCAAACCCCATCGGGTGCGTCAACAGCTCCTCCAGCGTACCCAGCCTAACCCGCTTGTCCTCAAGCTCACGAGCAATGGCTCGCTTCAACCCCACAAGCCTCTCAGCCTGCTTCCCCTCTACCGCCGTACGCCTCTTGTCCTGCTCGTATGCCATACCCGCATAGTAGCACGTCACAAACAGTAGAAGGCCATATGGTAGGGTTTAGAGAAGAAGGGTTAGGCCATAGCCCCCCTCCTACCGCTGTCACACATACCCCCTCCTCCTACAAGCCAGACAGCAGCCAGCTCGAGGTAGTTACCGTATATACCTATACCTATACCTCATACAGCTATCTATCATATCTAACTACCGTATATACAGTATCGCTTCTATCCTTGTACAGTATGTACTCTATGTACCGTATATACGTTATCTACCATTGTACCGTATACATACGAGAACTGTAGCGTAGCAGTACATGGATGTATCTACGCTCAGCCAAGCCAATGGCTTGTCTTCGCTCATTATGCACACATACGGTATCCCTCCCATCACCGCTCAAGAGTACCGCTACTGACTACGCACCCCGCCTAACGGGGGTGCGTCTAGTCAGGTACTTTCCAAGGGAAGCGCGCCAAGCGCGCATATACAGAGCTACGCCAGCTGGTCTCTACATATTCCCTACGGCCAAGGCCTACGGGAATATATAGACCATACGATAACTTACCCTGTCAAGATGGTCTTTTTTTGACCAGGCTTTTTCCTGTCTACTGTAGGAAAACGCTGACTCTCTCTCTTTTTCTCTTGCGTCGTCTGCCAGGGCATGAGAGAACGTCACTCGTGGGTTGACCACACCGGCGAGACGCCGCTACCTGAGAGGACTCTGACGATGACGAAGACTGCCAAAGCCTGGGGCCGATTCCTTGCGATGTCCGACGAGTCCGATGCGCTCCTAGACGCTCTCCTTAGGCTCACGTTCGCATTTTGCGACTCGACGGACCCCGCTGTCAGGGTCGCCCTCTCCCGTGAGATTGCCCGAGTCCGTAAGGCGTTGCACGAGGCTCGTGCGCGGCGTGACGAGGCGTGGTCGGCTGCAAACGCCGCGTCTTCCCGCTGACCATCCCATCGGGGGAGCTGCGGCTCCCCCTTCATTGAAAGGACTCTGACCATGACCATCAGCCCAACTGCCTTCCATATACTCGCTGACTATGTGCTCGCTGTCGGATCCGAGCTGCTGGAGGCGAAAAAGCGTGAATCCGACGCCTTTGACGCATGGTTCGAGGATGACGGCGACGAGACGCTGTACCACGAGTACACGCGGGCTTCGCGCCGTTGCCGTAAGCACAGGGACAGCTTTGAGGCTGCCATGTATTTGCTACGCGGCGAGTGCACGTCCGAGTCCGACCGCCTTGCGGTCTTCGCCGCACTCCGTAATCGCGGCGCTAGTGACGTGGCGCGGCTCGTCGAGTTTCGCTGACCATCTCTCTACGGGGGAGCCTACGGGCTCCCCCTTCCCTGACCCAGAAAGGCCCCCCCCATGACCCACATTGTCTACACCTCGATCGCCGCGCGCCTAGACGCCGGTACCTACTCGCCGGGCATCGCCCGCGCACTGCGCGCCCCCATCGCGGCGCCTAGCAGCCCCGTAGCGAGCCTCGCGGCTCGCGTGGCTAGCCTAGCGGCTCCCTACGTTGGAAGCGCGCTCCTAGGTGCCGTTCTGGCGCTCGCCTACGGGGTATCGCCATGAGCCGATCAGTGCATCACATCATGTCTGACCTATACACCGGCGCCGGCGACGCCGAGGATCGCCGGTGGGCGACATGGTGCGAGCGCGTGAGCGCGCACCTAGATCGCCTCGGCTGGGGCTCGTGCCAGTACGCCGGACGGCGTGACGTCCACCGCGCGACCTGGGAGCTATACTGCGACGGGGCGGCGCCGCTCGCTGCTGCGCGCAAGCTTCGCCGCGTCACCCCCTGATTCACCGCGCGCCTAGCGCGCTTCACTGAAAGGAAAGCATCATGACGATACTAGTCCGAATTCGCACGACTAACGACCGCAGCGGGAACCCTCGCAGGGCTTGGGTTAGACTCAGCCCAGAGGGGCGCCCAGTTGAATGGATCGACGAAGGATATTCCGGGTATGGGGCTATCCCCCAGGAATACCGTGACGCGCTGTCGCGATGGATGCTGGAAGTTAACGTAACACCGTCAGAGTACAAAAAAACACGTCAACTCGTGAGATTGGAACGATAATGGGAACGATCATACATTGGAACGGAGGAGGGTGGAAAAGCTCCGACTCGCTCGACGAACTTTTCCACCTACTCGAAACGGAACCACTGCGGCCGTCACTTGCGCCTTATGTTGCGCAGTCCCCACGCTTTGAATACTTCACGAAGTTTTTTGGAAACTTCGCGACGGTATCGCACGGTTTCTGCGTCGAGACGGATGACATGGACTTGGTCGCTCGCTTCGTTGAAGCGTTGAAGCGGAACCCGCGCGGTTAATCCCTCTACCCTGCCCACTAGGCGACTAGTCGGCAGTGATAGCGGC